TCAAAGATGCTGGCCACATTGACACTAACCGCAGACTTGAACCCATCGCGCAACCGATCCATAGACTTCTGGATGATTGACTCTTGTTCTTGGGCGAATCTTTTATTGGTGTCAACTACGCCTTGGTTGTAGTCCTTGAGCGCCTTTGCCATTGAGCCGTCTCGGCGCTCTGTTGCCTTGGCAATTGCCTCCGAGTAGTTTTTTACAATGTCTGCCGAACGCTTAGTGAAGGCGTTGTTAGAGCGAGCAACAGACTTGTTATAAGAATCTAGAATGTCATCGTTACGCTCAGCGAAAGTGTCGTTAGCTTCTTCGACTAACTTGCCATAATCCTTTTGAGCCTGACGAACTGCCAGCCTGGTTTCCTTGATTGCGTCTTGTAGCTGGCCTCTAACATTAGTTCCGGATGATCTTGGAGCCGAAACTACAGAACTAGCCGCTGAGTTGATTACATTTTGCTGGGCTTGCCCTACCTTTTCTAGCTCTAAGTCGCTAGGGCCAGCGGGTAACTTGAAGGGATTTCTGAAGGCGGTGGGTAAGCCAGCGATCATGTTCCAAGTAACTTGGGCCTGGTCGCCAATCTCCTTTACAGATTCTCTAGTCTGATTGAGTTGGGGAATTATGCCACGATAAGCCGAAGCTCCATTTGTGGCAGAAGTGATAAAGGCGTTTTCAGTCTTGAGTGTTTCAATTCTCAGTTTCTCTACTTCTGGAGTGACCTTTATAGCCTCGTCATAAATCATTTTCATGCCAACGCCAATGCCAACCAAAGCTGCTGCGGCAATGATGTAAGGGTTGGCGGCGGTGGCTGTGTTGAATAGTAGCTGGGCAGTTGTTGCCAGTGCTACAGCTCCCCGGTATGCCTTCCAGCTAACTGCGGCTATAAGTAAAGCGCCGCCGATTTTTACTATCGCATCGAAGTTCTTGACTACCTCTGTGGTTACATCCACCACAAAGCCGACAGTTTCGCTCATGGCAGTGCCAAAGTCTTCGATGGCTTGGATGCCCTCGGGTGAATCTAGCCAGTCGCCTAGCTGTTCAAAGATTGGAAGCAGATTGTCTTTTACCTGGTTGACCAAATCCGCCATCACTGGAAGCAGTGCGCCACCGATGGAAGCTTGCAGATCCGTGAACTCTGCTTTGAGGATCCGCTGAGAGTTTGCTAGTCCGTCTGAGGTGTTAGCAAAGTCGCCCGATGTTTTAGCCGTAGATTCCAAGAGCAAGCCATAGCGAGCTTGGACTTTCTCGCTCTCGGTTAGGGCAGTTCCAACTGCGCCGATACCGTTAGCCAGTGCGAAGGCGTTCACCTCTGAATCGAGCAAGTTGATACCGAATCGCTTGAGCGGTTCGGCCTCACCGGATAGACCCGATTGGAATACTTGCAAAGCTTCGGCTACGTCAATGTTGAATACCGATGCAAAGTCAGAAGCTCTAGTGGTTATGCCGTCAACAAAGCCAGCGACATCGCCACCTGCTCCAACCACTCGCTCCGCGAAAGCTGAGAACCTAACCGCTGAGGCATTGAACTCTGATTGAGTAACACCTAAGCGACTAGCGGCAGATTCGCCAAGCTTGACAATTGCTTCACTTGATTTTCCATAAGCCACCGAAACAGCGTTTAGAGATTCCTCTAGTGTGGAAGCTTCACCGATGGAACTCTTTAGCAATAACCCAGCGCCAGCGGCTACTGCGGCAAAGCTTGCAATTATGCCAGTAGAAAGTTTGTCAGCGGTTTGACCGAAACCCTTTGAGAAGTCCTTGCCAGCTTTCCCACCTAGCTGCTCTACGCCGCCAAGCTCTTTGGCAATTCCTTGCTGAAAACCCTTGGCGATAGGGATGAGTGTCACATAAGCGTAGGCTTGTTCTGCCATTGAATAGCTCCATCTCTAGCTCTTTTGAGGATTTCTCTAGCATCCTGGCGGGGTTTACCCTTTGACCTAACGTTTGGGTCAGGCCAAGGGCGAGGGTAAGGCTTTGGTTTTCTGCGTGAATTGACTTGGGCCAACATGTCATAGGTGGCAACTAATACAGTCCACTCGTAACTAATCGGATGCTTCCACTTCGCAAGGGCTGCGTTGTCCAAGATGCGGGGTCACGGATAAGAACATCCACCAAAAGAATCAGCTCGTCTAGATCAACCTTGGCTGGGTTTATCCCTAGCTTTCTAAGGTCATAGACCAGCTCTGCTTCATGGTTATTTACTAGCTCTTGGAGCCAGATCCTTTTGGGCCGTTTATGTACTCCAACCAAAGGTTCAATAGACCGACCATGTCGTCTTGCGCTAGGGCTGATTTGAAATCTTGCGGAACTACGCTGGATAGAAACACTCTGAGGAATCCATCATCACCCTTTTTATCCTGCGCTCTGATCATCACTTCAAACATCTCTGCGCTGATGTGGCCGGGGAGGGTGTAGGTGTTGCCTAAATAATCAACCTTGAGTTCAGGCTTCTTCTTTTTTGGGGTTAGTTTGATAACGCTCATGTTTGCGGCTTTCTGTTAGTTTGTTATGCGGCTAAACAGAGAGGGGATTGCTCCCCCCTCTGCCGTGATCTCTGACAGCCGCCGCATTGAAACTGTCAGCGATTCTTGACTAAGCCTCTAGCGAGCTAAAGAACTTCTTGAATGTGGTCTTGGTCTCATCTGCGTAAGCTGTGATGGTCACGTTGTAACCAATCGCCTCGCCCGAGGCCAAGGTGCGCTCTCCAACTGCGGTGATTTCACCTGCTGGAATGTAGGTGCGCTCGATAATCGCGCCGTCTACTACGTCAATAACAAATGACTTACGGCCACCTGATGAAGTTGGGTCACCGTTTAGAACTCCGCCAGTGACACTTGAGCCAAAGTAAAGCTCTAGAACTTCCTGGTTGGTTTCTAGGAATGTCAAAGAAACTGAGTAAGTTCCCTCTGAGGTAACTTCACGAACCAAAGCGCCGTTCTGCCACGCCCTAATCTGAGAAGTAGCGCGGTCAATTGTCTCGGTGATTCCGTCTGAGCTGACATACCCGAGGTCAACGAAGCCAACGTCTAGCGCGGTTCCTGAATCGGTCGGTGGTGCTGTTGCTGTTGGCCCAACGTAAACTGCGCCGCTAACTGCGACTCTTACTAGGTCACTATCTAATGCCATGATTTATCCTTACTAATTTGGATTGAGGTTTGAGCCTCGATGGGTTACGGAAAAGCGCATGAATCTGCGCTCGCCCCTGAGATCCGTCACATCCTGAATGGAGGACTGAACAGATGTTTGCGTGATGGGGTTTCCATCAGGCAAGTCGTCAAAAAGTGCTGATACGAGTAAGGCCAATCCCTCTGCTCTCGCATAAGTGGTTTCATAAATGTTTACACCGATGGCAGAATCCATCAGAGTCTTGCCCGCTGAGTTGCCACCGTCACGCCTGAGAATGACTTGTGAGGGGCTATCGTCTGCCCTAATAGCTACTCGAACATCTGTTCGACTCTGAGCCGTTAGAGAAGCGTTTAGCCTTGATACCAAGTGAGCCATGAGGTCACTAAAAATAACTGCATCGCTCATTAGCCTTGACCCTTCGCTCTGCGCCTTGCGCGTGCTTTTGCTAATTGGTTTCTAGTCTTTGTGCCACGCTCGCCGCCAGCTAAATCCAGCGCCCTTGATAGATCACCTGTGTTGGCTTCTTCAAAGTCGGAGCCGCGCATTACTTTGACCCTGACTCGGGTTCTAGTTGTGAGCGCCTCCATCTTGGAGCCGGGCAAAGATGATTGAACCCTCATCATCCGAGTAACTAGCTCAGCTCTGACTTGCTGGGACTTCATAAGTTCCCTCATGCCTTTGCTATCAAGCTTTACGGTTCCAGCGCCGCCGGGGATTTTACTAGCCATTGACTTCTCTTTGAAGATCAATAACCGTTCCTGGGTTCCATGACCCAAGGCCATTTATCCAGTTGAATGATTCACCGTCTAAGACGTAACGCTGGGAAAGATAAACGAACACATCGTTATTTTGGATGTCTATTTCAGGTGCTAGGTAAACGGTTAGACCAGATGTAACTGTGATCTCTGCGGCCCCAACTGTCTTGGAGCCAGTCCTTGCGGCTACCTTTGCGTAAAGCTCGGTTTCAGTAGTCTCAATGATTGGCTCACCGTAAGAATCAACCCCTACCGAAACTTGTCTGATTCGGGTAATTACCTGCATAATTTCCATTTCCAATAGTTGAGGTAGAGATAAAGTTCATCCCTCGATAAGAGTCAGCGACCTTGGCTTCAACCGGAGACATCATCACTTGACCGCCTACCGCCCACGCTGCATAGCTTTGGCTGAATGGCCCAACGGTTTGCTGTTGAACCCCAGCCGCTGCGTCTGGGTTTATTGAAAGTGTCCGTGCAACCATGCCAGCAACCACCGCGACTACATCCGCAGGGATGGTAATAGAGCCGTGTTCATAGGTGACATCTACCGGGGTGAAGCTTCCAAGGTCATAAATGCTTTGGTGTCTATCCCATGTGAAGTCGATCTCGTTGCCGTCTAGGTCTTTGACTTCAGTGACCGCAATAACTGGTCGCTGGGTAAGCCTGACCACTCCATCCCGAGGAAATAAGCGCACTGAGCTTTCGCCCTGCTCGAACTTCTGAACGGCTCTTTGAATAAACAAAGCTGACGCATCTTCCAAATAGGCCGTAGCCTTCGAGGTTTCTGCAACCGTAAGAGACCTACCTAAGCGAGCCTCTACTTCTGCGATTGTTGCCAGTGCCATTTAGACCTCTTTCAAATCTCGGGGTATGGCTAAGGGGCCAGAGCGAACTCCGACCCCTTAGCGGTTAGCCTTTTTAGGCTGAGACGTATTTGATAACAGCGGCAGTCTTGATGACCTTTGCGCCGTAGACGTTGAGGCCACGAACGATGTCCGAGAACTTGGTCTGGTTTCTAAGAGCCTCAAGTGACTGAATCTGGTTCACGAATGCAACAGTGTCAGCGTGGTAACCAACAGCCGAAACATCGCTACCCAACAGTGGAGACTCAAGAACATTTAGGCCATAGAGCCTTGTGATCTGTCCGTTGCGTAGTTCGTCAGTTGCGCCAGCGGCAGCAACATCAGAAAGACCCTGGATTAGCAAATCTGCAAAGTCTGGAGTAACCACTAGAAAACGGTTGGCGGATGGAACCTTGCCAGTTGTCATCAAGGTGCGGATGGTGCGCACTGCGGTTTTGGCTTCCTCGGCGGTGTCAACTACCACAGCCCCAGCGTTTCCGTCAGTCGCGCCAGCAAGCATCTGAGCCAAGAGGTATTCTTCGGCATCTTCTGCCAAAGCTTTTCCGGCTGCGTCAGTCCAAGCGTTGAAGGTTCCAGCGGCCTGAGCCTTGTCAACGTCATCAACATTTACAGAAAAGGCTTTTTCCTGGTTGAGTAGCAATAGAACCTCGGTGTCATTCAACGCCTCAGCGGTGATTGAGCGCCCAGCGGCCTTGTAGTCAACAATGGTTGGAGTGGTTGCGTTGATGATGTGCACAGTGTTGCCACGTGTTGCATCACCCTGATACTGAGTGTTCAGGGTTGGAATAACAATCTGGTTCGAAATGAAGCTTTGTGTTACTCCGGCGCTCCAGATTTCCGGGATGAATTGGTCAATAGCCATTTGTTTCTTCTTTCGTTAGTGTTTGCCCATGAGTGCATCAAGGCGACCGTCTTTAGTGGCCGCCATAATCTCATCCGGGGACATGTTTTTTAGCTCATCCCTATGCCTAATTTGGGACTTGCCTAGGTTCTGACCCCGAGCGCCTTGCCCGAAGTCTGGATTTGTAGGTTCAGCAGTTTTGCTGTGAGATTCGACCCACGACTGAATAGCCTCTGAGTCGATGTTTCCGTCACTCAAAATGAATGAGGATTTGTCAAAATCAAGTAATGAACTGCCGTCAAGTGAACGGCCAGTTAGCAAGCTCTTTAGCTCTGAATCGACTAGCTTCGCGGCGTATTCTCGTCTGATCTCTTGTGAGGTTTCTTCACGGGTCTGCTCAATTAGTTTCTCAGTGTCGGATAGCTGGGAGCGCCTGATGTCATCTAGCTCTTTAGCTGCGTGGTCGTTCGCCTTGGTCTTTTCTTCGTTCTTCTTGCTGAGGTATTTCCATTTTTCAACCTCTGCTTTTAGGGTGTCCATTTCGGACAATTCAGGGGCTTCGGGCTGGGCAGATTCTGCCACCTGTTCTAATGCCTCTGATGTTTCGGTTTCTAACTGCTTTGATTCAGCCATGTTGATCTCCATTTCGGATTAGGGCTTTGCGCTCATTTCGAGCTAATCAGCGTGAGCTGAAATTTAGAATTCGCTGGGGCCAGTGAAGGCTTGGTCGCGCCACCTGAGTGTCGGGCCGTATTCCCCATGCTCGCTAGTGATAGTGATTTCGGTGTAGTCAGCCAGCTTGTCCCCTTCTGTAGGGGAGCGAATTAGCTTGCCAAGGCCAGCATCTCTGCCACCAAAGTCCGGGTCTATTTTGAGCTGTTGCGCGATGGTGTCATAGGTGCTATCCAGTCGGATTTGGTCAATGACTTGGCCGGGGTCTTGGTCACCATAGATTGGCATTTCGCCACAGTCGCATCCAGGGTGAATCGGCATTAGATTGTCGCGCCTGTATCGCTGGGTCGAAGCGATCGCGCAAAGCGCGCAGTTCTCGGAGCCTGTCAGGGTTCTTGCATAGCCCACGATGTTGTCGTTTTTTGACCTTGCTAAGAATCCCGCGTTACGCCTTGAGAGCTGCATGTCTGTGGAGACTATGGAGCCAATACGAGTGCCACCTGCTGCAATAGCTTGGGTCATGTCCTTGCCCTTTGAGAGCGCAGTGTAAACATCCACAAATGGCCTGCGGTAAACCTCTTGAGCAGCCGCGCCGTTTCTTAGCTTGCTAACTGTGAAGTCAGGGGCGCTTATCGCGGGGACTCCAAAAGTCTGACCCTGTAGCTTTGCCATTTCCTGATAGAAGCCAACCTGTAATCTGGCGGCTTGCAACCTGCCCCCGGTAAGGGTTGGTTCAATCAGTTTGGTAAATGCTTCAAAGTCTGCATCACGCCATGATCCAAGGTTTGTGAACGCGCCGGCAACTCTGACCCCAAGTCCTCGAACTAGCCGAGAGCTTAGGGAATTGTATGCCTCAAGCAACTCACGCTGGGTCGCCATTAGGCGCTAGGAGCTTCGGGTGTCCCAAGCAACAACTCTGTTAGAAGTGCCTCACCAGCTCGCTCAACTTCCATCTCCGCGATTTCGGCTGGGCTGAACTGCCCGACCAAACTCATACGAGAACGGAATGGCAAGTCTTGGAACTTGCTGTTGGCATCTGCTCGCTCGGAGAGGCTGTATCGCTCTGGAGAGTCCCAGATGGGTTCTAGGTCTAATAGGTTGGCGCGCTCGGTGTCGCCCATCCACTTGAACATCAGGGACATGACTTTTGACCAGCCAACGGTTGCCCGAGCTATCCGGTCTTCGGTCTTGAACACCAAGCCTTCTCTAGATAGCGATGCACCCTCTGCGCTCTGGTTCGCACCGTCTGGGCTTAGATAGTGCATAGGGGTTCTAGTCACTGCGGCAAAGTCTTGGATGTCAGCTCTTACAGCCTGGAGAATGTCCTGGATGTTGGTCTGATCCATCTCTCCGATGTCTGCGCCTTCGGGCAGCATCCACATGGCCCCAGGTGCGGATTCGAAAAGGCCGTTGTAGTCAACCTCATTGCCTTCTGGGTCATGTGTTGGAAAGTCTCCCTTGATCCACTTTTGCTTGAAAGCCTGAGTGGTAGCGATGACTAGACGCTGGAGAATCATGTGGTTGATTCTGTCGATGATGTCTAGATAAGGCTCATACTCGCCCTTTTCATCCATGTTGGTAAACTTGACAACTGGCACTTCTCCCAAGGGATTTGGCCCGCTGGCTTCCTCGTCATACATCCAGTTTTCGGAGTCATAGGGGCTGGTGTCTGTGTCTTTGAAGTAGACCTGAATTTGGTCGGGATAGTAAAAATACGCCCGGCAGTATCCGGCCTCAATAAAGACTTTCACTGCTGCCAAGATCTCGGATGGATCCTCTGGATTGGTAATGGTCTGAATCTGGCGCGGATCCTCCACTGTGACTAGTGGGTATTCCCTGCCAGCTTTCATTCCGACTATGGCATACGCCTCACCAAACTTGAGAAAGAAGCTGTGCAAGTCTGCGGAATAAACGTCTAGCTTGTTCGCCTTCCAAAGGCGGCGAGCGGCTGCATCGCCATTCTCATCATCGTCTGCGCCAGTTCTAAATCCACCAATACGCATCCGCTCACGAACCGCTGCAACACAGAGCTGTGCCATGTTCAGGCGCGACTTCTTCTGAAATCTGCGATAGGCACGTGACTGGCCATCTGCGCCCTCTGGAAGCGGTGCATCGCCGTCATAGTAGCGTTCTAGCAAGTTCATGCGCATTTGCTCTTTGGCGAGCTTTTTGAGCATTGTTTGCTGTGAGCCGTCTAGCTGGGTTGCCATAAAGAATCCTTAAGTTAAGCGTCTAGGCACGAAAGAGTTTTTAGTTGCCTGGCCTTTTGATAGGGCCTGGAGTCTGGCTTGATAGGCCAAGACAGCCGCGACAGCGGCATCTATCTTGTTAGGGCTTTCGGGATGCTCTTTGGCAATCGAAATCCCTGATCGGCTAATCCTTCGGCGAGAGTTCAAAACATGTCTAGATAAAGCTGCGCCGCTGTGGGTTAGCTCTTTGTCAATCACTGCGTTCTGGAATTGCTCCAAAGCTCTGACAACTAGATAAGACCTGTTTCCGGTCATCCACCACTCAATTGGGTGAGTGACTGAGCTTTTGACTTTTAGCTTCTTGCCAAAATCAGCTTCCCACTGGGCTATGTAGCTCTCCCACTTTGCCGGGTCTGCAAACATGCCAATCACCTTGTAGTCCTCGAACGCTTGCCTGACTTGATTATCAACATCGGTTATGGGGACTTCCCAGTTCTCCCCAGCGGGGCCGTCTGGTTGTTCCCAAACTTTGATCTCAAATAAGTGACCATCGGATACTCGGCAACCCACTAGCGCGGTTGCGTCTGTGATTCCCCTGTTGCGTTTTCTAGAGCCGTCAAAGCCAAGCGTTATCGCCTCGCCCTTGCGAACCTCTTTGGAGGCATAAGTGGCAGCCCACTCTGGGGCGCTCACCCAAGCATCTTTAGAGCTTGTAGGTTGGTTGAAGTAGTAACGCCTTGAATCTTGGGTGTCGTTTCGCGGGTCATAAAACTCGGACAGGATTCTGTCCACATCCATCACTTCAGAGAATGGGCCATAAGCCTCTACGATGCCCGCTCTGACCGCAGCTTCATCGGTTAGGTCTATGCCCGCGTCTGCTTCTCTGTGGTCGAATAGAAGGCGCTGGCGCTTGACCTTGCCTTCGGTGATCATCTTGGCTAAATCGTGGGTG